GTCGGCGAGCAGATCGATCTGATTGGCCACGGTGCCCTTGTTCTTAGCGGTGAACGTCACCACGCCCAGGGCTGCGGCAGCCGTCACCGGCAGATCAGGGTACTTGGCCAGCTCGGTCACCAGGGCTGCGGCGATGGCGGTGGCGGTATCTCCGGAGGCCACACCGAGTTCGACGCGCTGCGAGCCGATGGATACCCCCAAGGTGCCGCTGGTGGTGGCGGGACCGGTAACGGTGAGGGGGCTGCTAGCGGCACCGGCCGTGGCGGCATCGTCCAGAGCAATCACGGTCAGATCCAGATAGCGGTTGGCGGTGATCGCCGCCCGGCACATCAGGTGGGCCAGAGAGCCATTGCCAAAATAGTCTGCTGCCTGGGCATCGCTGAACACCTGGGTCGGCACCAGAGCTGCAACGGTACCAGCGACCAGCCGCTGGCCGATAATCAGCATCCGCTGAAGATTGGAGGGCAGGGTCCGGACCGCGAACCTGGTGTTGAACTCGAAATACTTGCCCGGCTTGCGGATACTGGCCGGGATCGTGTCAAAGCTGATATTTTTGGATGCCATTACTGGTCACCTCCCTTGTTTTTTGCCTGGACCAAAACCAACGACCCATCATCAACCAGGCGCTGATAATAACTGGTATCCGGCACGACGACTCCTTTGGGGTCGTCATTGATGTACTCCCTGGGCTTACCTTCCATCGGGCACTGAAGGCCCGGCGCGGCTTTCAATTTCATTGCCTGCCTCCTATAGCGTTACGGTGTCACTGGCGTCGACAACGTCATCGCCAGGCTTGAGATAGTAATTGAGGCCGACGGTCAGCAGATCCGCCACCACCTCATCATCGAGCTTCGTGATAACAAACGAGGTGGACAGCTCCAGCGAGTAGACAATGAGTCCTTTCTCCCTGAATTCCTCGGTAGTGATATTCCTCCATCTGGTCGGCTTCAACGGCTTGATGGCCAGGCCCAACTTCTGCAACAGCAAGGTCTGAATAATGCCTTGCAGGATCAGGTAGACCCCCTTGCGCCGCTCCCCCTCGCTGGCCAGGTTCGAGAAGATGACATCAACGAAGATCTTCACCTCCTGATTAAAGCTCACCTGGGTGATCTCCTTGAAACTCCCCTCCTCGGTGGAGACATAGACGGCAGGTTGCGGGATGCCTTCAGCCCCTTTCTGCACGGCAACCATCCCGGCAGTGGCCCCCAGCTTTGTTTCTATACGGTCGACGATCGCGTCTTCGATCTGGGTGAGCATCAATAATCCCCCAGAGTATCTCGGCTGAAGACACGATCCGGAGCGGTAAACTGCGGGCCGCCAGTCTCCGGCGTCACCCCGCCACCTGTGTTCTCGGCTCCGAGAGAGATCTTGCCGGACTGAATCTGCTCCAGGAGCTTCTGGGCGTTCTTGTAGCGCTCGGTAACGCCTTCCGGCGGGGTGAGCTTTATCCGTCTGGCGTAAAGCCGATAGATCGCCACGTCGGCGGCCAAGGTGTTGATCAGGCCAGGCACCGGGGAGAGGGGGAGGGTGTACCTCCCCCTGAGATAACCGTCGATCAACTCCCCGGCATCGGTGATGGCCCGGTCCACGTTCACCTGGTTGACCGCGACCGGGGGCATTGCGTCATCGGTCAACTGAACCAGATCGTTTTCCGGCACCGTGGCCCGGATATCAGCCAAGCCGCAGTACATGGCTTATGCTCCCAGTTCTTTACGACGGGCCGCGATAGCGTCCAGGACACTACTACGATCTTCGCCCTTGGCCAGCTCGTCCAGTTCTTCAATGGTCGCGGCAGCCTTTACCTTAGCGATCGTATCTTTGGCATTGGCACGCGGGTCGCCTTTGTCTCCACCGACGAGATCTTTTGCTGCTGCCGTGGATGCTTTCCCCTTGGCTCCAGCCTCCAGCACACCGATGTCGATAAGCTCCCCGGCCTGCTTGGCTGTCATCTCCACGGTATCTCCGGGGGCGTATTGCTCCCCGTCGTACCGCAGCGGTTCTTTCACGATATATTCAGGCATGGTCTTTTCCTTTGGGCCTATGGACCCTCAATTGTTTACTTCGGGTTCTGGATCAGGAAGCCGGAGGTGATGCCGGACAGCACAGGTGCCCGCTCGAAGCCCACCCCGTAGATCCAGCTCTTGGCGTTGTTGTCGTAGTAGGGCTCCTCCACCAGAGGATGTCCAACCATGGTGTAGGTGTATCCGTAGGACGGCTCCTCCAGCCCGGACGGAGAGAGCGGCACATAGGCCAGCACCGCGTTGTTTCCCCAGATATCCGAGAAGGCCCCGCTGTCACTGGCATTGACTCCCTTGCCGACAACGAGCTTGTCCAGCTCGAACATCACCCGGAGCATCTCTGCGGTGATAGAGTCCGACGAGGTGTACTTGAACTGCTCCCGGATCTTGGGGTTGGTCTTCATGGCGCGGAATGCCAGAGCCGAAAGCAGCATGGTATTCGGATACATGCCGGTTGAAGCGCGCACCGCTTCCTTGTAGTCCTCCACCTGGGCAATCGGGTCCGAGGCCGGGTCGCTCCACTTGTCGGCACCGGCCAGCGCGATCTTGTGGTTGGCGTCATAATTGGCCGCATTCAAGGCCAGCGCCGCCTGTTCTTCCTCTTTGGAGCGGTGGAGCACCTTCATCACCAGATTGGTGGCACGAGTACCAAGATCGATACCAGGCACCTGGGAGGCATCGCGCATATACTCGCGGGGCACCGGAGCTTCCAGGGCCTCATTGAGCAGGGCATACGGCTTGCCAAGGTAGCCGAAGGTGATCCGCTTGGTGCCGGAACCAGGAGCGCGGCGCGTGGCGTATTTCATAAACGCCTCCTTGCCGAACTCCAGGATCTGGCCGCCGGATACCTCCACCGGCACTGCCGGGAAAAGAGCATCGCCGACCAGATCCGGTTGGCTGTAGCCCTGAACATGGGTGGTGAGAATCGGGTTGATCACCCGTACTGCTGATGGCTTCATCATATCGTTTCCTCCGTCCTATACGGACTTGTTCAAATGGTTAATTGGCGAGCAAAAGCGCCTCGATGAATTCCCCGGCACCGGCCGCGGACTGGCCGGGCAGCGCCCTGGCCGCAGCAACGCCCGCCGCCTTGGCGATCGCTTTACCGGCGGCGTCGGACTCGATAAGTCCGCCAGCGGCGATGGCTCCTCCGGTCTCGATGATGGCGGTGCCGATCACGTCGACCGTCAGGGTCTCGGTGTCAAGCGCATCGAACCGGCTGACGCCAAGAGTGTTGACACCCGCGCCAGCTTGGGCACCGGCCGGGGTAACAAACCGCGATGCGGCAATGGCGCCGCTTGCCGTAACCGGCAGCGACAGAAGTGATAATGATTGTTTGCCCATGATCCTGCTCCTTTCTTGGTATTGGTGGTGTTACGAAACAGCCCTGACAGCGGCCATGTATTCGACGCCGGGATGAGCGCCCTGATACGCGAGTGCCTTGTTGTGAGTTTCAAGGGCACCAGCGTCGACGGTGAAACCGGGGGCGGCGGCGAACTCGACGGTAGCGCCTGCCACTTCCGTCTTCGCGATCTCCCCGAACTCAACGACTTTCGGTTGGTCGGCCAGGTACGCCTTGAACAGATCGGCGGGCGGCATGCTCTTTTTGCCATCTCCCTCGCCGAACTCGATCACCTGGTCGACCGCCAGGCTGGCGGCAAAATCAAGCAACGCCACGGCCTGTTCCTTCTTGGCCGGGAGCATCTTGCCTTCCTTCACCAGTCCTTCGGCAAAAGCCAAGTGATCCTGGTGGCTGATGTTCTGCTCCCGTTGCAGCAACTTCGCCTCACGTTCGGCGAATGAAGCCTCTTTCTGTTGATCCGCCAGTTTTTGGGCGGCAAGCTCTTCCGGTGTCGGCATGTCCCGATCCTCCTTGTTATGGTGTGACCCTTCCGGGCCGCCTTCCGCGAACATCTGCGCGGCATTCTCTTCAATTTTCACCGGCGGCGTGACTGCCGCCTCGGCCAAAGTGTCCACATCCCAGTCAGGGATAGCCCGGTCCGCTTCCTCCAGGCCGAACTTGCCGATGAGGAAGTCGCGAAGATTGCGCCACAGTCCGGCGTTGGTCCGTTCTTCCCACTGGCCGAATTCAACCACCCCTTCTTCGGAGGCGGCAAAGCTGGCGTTTTTGAGCCCCTTTACCGCCGGGGGTTGCGCTCCGAGAAATCCGACATGGCGCAGGTAATAGACTCCCGGAACCGGGTTGCCCGGCGCGTCCGGCAGATAAAAACTGGCGCTGATCTTCTTGAACCGCCCCTTGTTGACCAACTCGGCAAAGGCTACGTCAACCTGGTCCGGCTCTGCGCTCATGGCTCCCTCAGCAAACGAGAGGACTTTCACCCAGCCATAGGCGGGGGCATCGATTTTAGGGTGCCCGACAACCAGTGGGGCTTCGTGCAACTCCGGGTTATACGCTTTGATGGTGGCGAGCAGATCCGCTTCACCGAACTCCAGGATCTGCCCGTTGAGAGCGGTGTGTTTCCCTGGTCTGAAAATTTCCAGCGTTTTTTTCATGCTGTCCTCCATTAGCAACCGCGTTTAAACTATCTTTAGATTCGCACGTGCGAGGCGCGAGCATCCTTGCCCGTGCGTCCGGGCGTTTTTTCGACCAAGACGCCGCTACGGGCCTTTAATTACGTTTTCAGCCCAAGGTGATCGCCAGCCACCTCCAGTATCCGGTCACGGTCCTGCCGCGAGATCCCCAGGAATGGCCGAGCCGGGATCTCGGAGCCGGGGTGATTCACCGCTCTGGCCGGGTGTCTTGCCCCTGGCCAGGCCAGGGCCTTCTTGTTTTTCGGCCTGATCACATGCGGCTTTGTCTTGCCACCGAACTGATGGATCGCGCTGTATATCCGGTTGGTGCCGATCCGTACTCCGCCCTCGTTGGCCTGGTACCGGATCGAGTCCGAAAGATATCCGCGCTGCCGCAAGATCTTGTCGCTATGGCCACGCAGAGCCTTACTGGCAATCGTGGAAGCCTTGAGCCGCTGCCAAGGGCGACCGTCCGGATCGGTCTGACTGCTGAATCGATCCTGGGTGGAGCGCAGCAGCACCTCGCCGATGTTCTTCATGGCCGGAGCCATCCTGCCAGCCTTAGCATGCAGGCGATCAAGAGCCTTGACGATCTCGCGATCGTCGATCTTGCTTATAAGGGTGAAGGCTCCGGCCATTTGACAATCCCGATCAATTGAGCTATTTTATGTGAACGATGGTTCCGGTTGGGCCGCAGTCCCGATAACCGGCACCTAGCGCCAAGGTTTCTGCGGAAGCCTTACGGCCCCACCTCTTCTCTTCCCCACAACAACTTCCCGTTCCGCTGCTTATTGACGTAGTCGAGTTTCGTGGTCGGTACCATTGTCCACGCCTCAAGCATCCCGTTGTTCGCCTGGGCCGTCACCAGCAAGGCCCTCGTCTTATCCAGTTGCACCAGCTTGACCAGCCGCTGCCGCAGCACCACCTTGCCGGTGCCTTTGTGCTGCTCAAAGGAGAGCCACGTCTCATAGGGATCTTCCAGTACCTCCGGCAACAACGGCAGGTACGGAGTGCGCTCAAGATCAACATGGCTGGCCAGGCTCTCGGCGTTCACCAGCATCTTGCCTCCGGATGGCAGCGTGTAGATCCGCTCCTCGCCGCCCATGATTCCGGTCAAGGCCTTGGCCGCCGCCTGGGTCGTGGTGAGCTTGGGGCCGAGGGCTGCGCGGGGGCTGTCTGCCGGGATACGCTCCTTGCGGCCATGGCTCTGCCAATCCCCAGGGCCCATGATTCCGGTCAAGGCCTTGGCCGCCGCCTGGGTCGTGGTGAGCTTGGGGCCGAGGGCTGCGCGGGGGCTGTCTGCCGGGATACGCTCCTTGCGGCCATGGCTCTGCCAATCCCCAGGGGTCAATCTCTCCCAGGCCTTTGCCCCCTGCGCCCGCCACTCATTCATGCTTGCTTCCGACAGTTTCTTCCCCCAGGCCGCTTCGCCCACGTTGTAATCCCAGCCTTTGTCGATGCCCACCGGCGCTCCGGTTTTCGGATCGATGACAATGGGCGGGGCCTGGTCCGGCCCGCTCTTGCCAAGGCGCTCCATATCGCGGCCGGAGATGGCCTCCACCGAGCACTTGCAACCCCAGCCATTGGGCGGATAGTGGCTGGACCAGAAGCCATCGTCATGCGCCAGCACCAGCCCGTGCCAGGCCAGATGCTGCGGCCGGGGCCGTTGGCTGTCGCCATGGCGATACCGCCAGTAAGGCTGATAAGCCAAAACGTCCGGATCGGTCATCTGCTTATAGCGTCCGGCCATGTACGAGGTACGCAGGTTGGTATCGTAGATCACCCGCGTGCGCCAACCTCGGCCGCCGTTGTAGCTCCAACCATACCGGCTCACGATCTGGTCGAAGTCCTTGCGGAACGCCTCCAGGGTGGTGCCCTGTTCGATGGCTTTGCGCAGCGCTCCCTGAAAGTCGCAAAGCATGTCGTCCCGCTGCGCCCCGGCGATCATAAAGCCCCTGGCGTGCTGGCCCTTCTTCAGGTCATCCCAATGCCGCGTGGGAATGCGGACCTTGTCGCGGAAGAACTTCTCCGCTTCCTCAAAGGGCAGACTGCCGTACTCAACCATTGCCGCCCACCTCGTCGAGCACTTCGGCCCGGCCGGTCAGATCGGCCTGGAACAATCTGTTGCCCAGGGCCTCGCCGGTAGCGGCCAGCGGAATGCGGTCATAGATATCGAGCAGCTTTGCCTCGGCCTCTTCCAGGCTGCCGACCTCGGCCAGCAGCCGGTACACCTGATCCACCATGCCGGAGCCGTCTGCATCGGCCAGGGTCTGGTCGGCGAGCAGATCCACGGCATCCGGAGCAGCCTCGGCAAACTGCGCAGAAGGCTGGCCGATGGTTACTGACGGCTTGGAGTTGGTCGCTGGCAGCTTCTTCGTCCATTTACCGCCGTAGGTGTCGTTGATGTACTGCTCGTCCGGTTCAAAACCCATCTCGCCCAGATTCTTATCCACCTCGGAGCGGGTCTTGAGATCCTCTCCCTCGGCGAAATCGCGCCATACTTTAGGCGGGTTGGCATTGGGTAGATTCAGCTCCACGATCCAGCGGACAATGGTCTCGTTGATGGTGTCGGAGAGCAGGTCGGAGTCGCCCTTGGCCAGCTCCAGCCGCACCTCGTTATGGGTCTTAGCCGCTGCCTGACTGCCGACTTGGCCGACATTGGTGGAAAGCGTTTCCCCCAGCACGCATTCGCTGATCTGCTCGTCCATGTAGCGGGCAAGCCGTTCATAGGTGTCGATGGAGCCTGAGCGGGCCGCTTCCAAGAACTTGACCATCATGCCCTGTGGCACGATGATCCCTGCCTCGGAGGCGATGGCCGACAGCGAGGCCAGCAGTTTTTTCTGGTCGGCATCGCTTGTGCCGGACGGGTATTCGCCTATGGCCGTGGGGCTTGCAAACTTGTCCACGAAGGTGAGCCAGAAGGTGATGTCCTGCCGCTTGAAAAAGACCGGCCAGAAGAGCTTGTGCCCGAGGCCCAGACCGTAAGGGTTGTCATCATCCTTCTCGCCGTAGCGGTGGACGATGAATTTTCTCGGCGGCAGCGGCTCGCCGGTAAGCAGGTTGGTCTGAGTAAGCAGGCGCGGCTCCTGTTCCTCATCAAACACAAAGCGCCGTTGCGGTTTCACTTTGATGCGCCGCGCTACGATCTCCGCGCCATCAGTCTCCCAGATAATTTCGCCGACGCTGTACCCCTTGAGAGTGGCATCCAACAGCTTCTGGCACACCTGGTCGAACCTGAGATTGCTCAACTGCTTCTGCACCAACGCAGCCGCTTTTTTATCCAGGGCACTATCCGAGGCGGGCAGCACCTGCCACTCGCGGGCGATGATGGCCAGCTTGCGTTTCTGAAGTACGGCAAAGGCATGGCAATCCCGCTCAATCTCGTCATAGATCTTGAGCCCTTTGCCGCCACCTCTAGAGATCAGGGTGTCATCCTGATTGCGCAACACGCCACCGAAGGTGACGACCATCGGGTCTTTGCCGATTGTGGCGATCTCATTTCTCAGGTCTTTTTCAATCGCCATTTAGAACCCCATTGTGTCACGTCGACCAGCAACGCCGGTAAAGTCTGAGTAGCCCGCCGCCGGGCGTAGCTGGCCGGTGGAGTGGATTACTGGGTCGAAGCCGCCCTCGAACCTGGTGGCGGCCACGGCCATGGCCACGGCAATGGCTGCGTCACCATGGCGCTGCCGTCCATCCTTCCCCTTGGTTTTGGTATCCGGCAGCTTGGCCACGCCCTTGATCATCTTGACCGCCAGGTAATCGTCCATGTGGTCGGCATGTTGTGGCACCTCAATGGTGCCGTCGTCAAAGAACGACTTGAATCTGGGCATCTCGTCTCGGTACCAGGCCTCGGAAAGCATGATCTGGCCGATGCGTTCAGGGCTGTATTTCTGCATGGCCCGCTCGCCGAGGTACTGACCGTTGCCCCGCGAGTCCAGGTTGCCACGGGTGAAGCGGGGCAGCCGGCCCACGATGTAGTACAGGATCAGTTCCTGCTCCTTGAACGGCACGTTTGCCAGTTCCACCATAAAGGGGACGCGGTAGGTGAGATCCGGTTTCTCGGCCAGCGGCGCGAAGACTGACAGATCGCCGGTTCTGGCAAAGTCCTCGCCGAAATAATGGGCGCGTTCCGGATCGAGCTGGGCCAACAGCGGGGCCAGGTGCTCCTCGCACCAATCGCGGGCCTCGGCCTGGCGGATATGATCCGGCAGGATGGCAAACTCATCCTTGCAAGCCCAGCGCAGGATTGGGATATCTTCACGCATGCAGCGCTCTATGACCGCCCTGGTCAGATAGGTGCCACCACCGGCACTCGGGATGCAGAAAAGCTCCTCATCCGCGCCATCTCCGTACTGGGCGACAATCATCTTGCGCCAGGCTTCCTCGGCCTCCTGGCTCCACTCCTTGCCAAGACGCAGACAGATGCGCTCGTATAGCCCTTCAGCCAGGGCATCATCCAGGGTTACCCGGTGCAGGCTGTACGGTTTCTTCCCGGCCCGCACCTCCTGGATCACTTCGTTGAAATGGTTGCTGTCTCCGTCATGGGTGGAGATGATCACCACCTTGCCGCCCCACATGAGCAGCGCCATGGCAGCCTTGATCAGCTCGCCCAGGTTGTCGTGGAAGGCAGCTTCGTCGATGACCACCTTGCCTTGCTTGCCGCGCAGGTTGGAGGGCCTGCTCGACAGGGCCACTATTTTATGGCCGGAGGCGCAGCGGATGCGGAAGGCCAGGATGTCTTTGTCCTCGTCATCGAATACAAACTCCTCGACCTCGGAGGCGGCCTTGTCGTAATGCTTGAGCCAGTCGCCGCAGTCCTCAATGAACTCCTGAGCCATGTCCTTGTTGTAGCCGATGTACCAGACATCCATGCCGCTCTGGCTGGCGGCCAGCAGGGCATCGTCCGCCGCCTCACCCCAGGACAAACCGATGCGTCGTGATTTTTCGATGATCTTGACATCCGCATCATCCTCCAGCCAGCGTTGCTGGTAGGACAGCAGCGCCATGGGCGTGCGTTTCGAGCGGTCTTCTTTGACAAAGGTATCTTCAGTCATCGCTACTTGCTCAACCCCAGGATCTGCCGACGGATCGCTTCGGCGGCTTCATCGGAAAGACCGCCAGGTTTGCCGGTTTCTTCGGTGCTCGGTTTGTACTTGGCCGTCAGTTTCTCGACCATCTCCAGGGACTGCTGCATCTCCTTGATCCCGGCGAGCGACACGCCGCCCGGCTGGGTGAGCATGGCGTTGACCTTCTTCTCCACCGCTTCTTGCAGGGCTGTCACCGCATCCTCAGCGGTCCTGATCGGCCGCGAAATGCTGCCGGTGGCCGATTCAGCCGGGGCAGCGATACGGTTGTCCCGCGCCTCCTGCTCGATGATCTTGCCGGAGCTGACCAGGGAGGCGAAGGCATAGGCCGTCTGCGGGTCCATGGTTGTGAGCAGGGCGTTGACCGCCTTGGCCTTGGCCAGCATTACTCCCCGCCGGATCGTGCTTTGCGCCTGTCGGTACTCCTTGCGCCGCTCCACCCAGCCATCTTCGCCGCCCCAGCGCTTGAGCTGCGAAAGCGAAACGGTGATCCGTTCCGCCACCTGCTCATAGGTGAGGCCATCGATGATGTAGAGTTCCTCCGCCTGTTCGCGGGTCTCCCAGGAGTACGATTCCGGGCTCATCGATCAGATCCCCAAGGCCTTCTTGATAGCCTTGATCTCTTCAAGCACGCCGCAATACTCAGCATGCTTTCCGGCCAGCTCCACGGCCTGCGCGGCTGCGATCTCTGCCCGCAGATCCTCGATCTGGGAGAACGGGTCCAAGAGATCACGGACGGCGGCAATATCACCCTGGATGCTCATGGCAAGCCGTCTGGCGTCCGCCTCTTTTTCCGCCAGTCTTCCCCGGTGTTTCAGCCGTTCGCTGTCAAGGCCCATTTTCCAAACCCTCCATCCCGCACGATCGGGCAGTTCATATTGTTGTCGATCTTCTCCGCCAGCCGGGTCTGCATCTGTGTGTTCAGGTGGATGATGTTGGCCAGATCACCGGCCAGCCGCTCATACCCCTTGACCAGGAGGATGTTGTCCTCGTACATCCGCACCACCGCTTCAAACCGCTTTTCAGCCGCCTTGCTCTCCTTGTCGTAGCCCTTATGATCCACATACCAGAAGATCAGCACCAGGCCAGGTAGGCCCAACACTGTGACAATGGGCATGATCGTTGACAAAGACAGACCTTCAAACATCACATCCCTCCTTTCAGGCGTTCATGTAGTGACTGACACGCCACGCAGCGGGTGCAGCCCGGTTGTTTCTCACGGCGCTCGGCCGGGATATCATCTTCGCAGTCCTCGCAGATCTCCAAGGATGGAGCCGCCGCCTGCTCGGCCATCTTTGCCCGGTGATCGGCCAGGGCGGCGGCGTTGTGCCGGGCCTGGTAATCCGCCGCTACATCGCCCTCGTCTCTCGGTTCGTGCATTATTTCGACCCAGTGATAAGACTCAGCATCTTGCCGCTTTGGCCCCGCTTCTCGGCGCTGCGACCGATCATCCAGATCGAGCAGACCCCGCCCCAGGTCAGCCAAAATTGCTCCGGCAGTTGAATCGCCGGCAGCTCGATCGGCTTACCCATGAGGGTCAGGATCAGCCAGGCGAGCACCGGCAGCAGCACATGGACCAGGCCGATAGAGAGCAGGCCGAAATAGACGATGCTCGGCCGAGCCCGCTTGGTGTAATTGTCGCCCTGGGCCATCTCGGCGGTGATCACCGACCGCTGCATATCGATGAGGGCGGTCTCCCGTTGCTCCAGCATCTGTTCAATTTGGATCTGGGCAGCGGCCTTTTCCGTGTCGCTCATGGCGGGCGGAAAGAATCTGTTGACCAGACCCTTGGCCAAGTCGGCCACCGAGCCAAGCCCGGTTAAATCAAGTCCCATGGTTGCCTCCTAATAAGTCCACACCCGAGGGCGTGGATGGGTGGTGGGCGGCATGTCGTCCAGGTGGATGAACCTGGATGCGAACGGCCCTTTCTGCTTGATGCCGAGCCCGGAGAAGCCGACTGTCATTGCCAGTTGCAAGAGCTTGTGGGCGTCTGCCCCGGAGATAGCGATATCCACCGCGCCCACGGTATGCGGCCCGGCATCGCCGGTCTCGGAGACGTCCGCATTGTGCCTGGGGCAGCGATATCCGGAGGTGATGATCATGGGCTTGTCAAAGGCGTTGCGCAGATCCTCCAACTTGTCGAGGAAGGCTTGCGGAATCTCCATGCGATCGCAGCCGCATTTGCACTTCAGTTCATTGCGTGAAAAATGCTTGGTAGCCATAAGGCCCATGCGTTTGTCCTCCGCTTTTTCTTCTTCATCGTGCCTTGCCTCCATCGCGGGAAAAGCATCCGGACCGGACAGTCCGGCCCGGATGCGCAAGGGAAGGTGGGTGGTGCGTTCAGGGATATATGTACAGGGGTTTGGGGGAGGGGATAAGTTGAAGCGTTTCAGTGGTGGGATTGCAGTGGGGAGGAGAAAGCTGGGGGGTGGGGTGGCGGCAAAGGGGCCGCCCTATCGTGGGAAATTACTTGAGAGGTACGTCAATGGCCCAGGTGTCTATCGGTAGGTTGAAGTGCTGGATTGTGCTATTGAGCCGCAGCCAGTACACGCGGTCCTGTTGATCCTCCAGGATGAGCACCACCCCGGCCCGCTTGCCGGTTTGCAGCGCGTAATACAGGCTCTGGCCGATGGCCTCGGCCCACTTCTTGCCGAAGTCAAACTCCACGGCATGGGTGGCGGTGAGGCAGTCGCAGCGGGTTTTGTCCGGCAGCACATACTCAACCTGACCACGACCTTGGCACCATTGCTCCTGATACCATTTTTCATTGTGCTGCCGCTTGGCATCTGCCATGTTCGGCAGGCACAGGCAGACGAACAAAATCAACATTGTCTTTTTCATGGTTTTTTGCTCCTTACAGCGCATCGCGTAGCCCTGCGGCAATCAGCCGCGCTCGCAATTTCTTCATGGCCCGGCGCTCGATCTGCCAGATCAGCGACCGCGAGCAGTCGCATACTTCCGCGATCTCTTGACAGGTCAATCGCAGGCCGCGAGGGTTTGTGATCGCCAGTATAGCCAGTCAGGCGTCAATCGTGTCGTTTTTTTGCTGACCTTCCATCAAAACAACCCCATCTGTCGCGGGTCAGGTTTGCCGAGAATCAACCAGACCGACCGCTCACATATCCGGCGCTGATCCCCTGGCCATTCACGACCGGCCATTTCCTTGACCACCTTCGTTGCGGTTTCTCCGGCTGTGGTGCGGCGGTCGAACTCCTCGATGATCATGCCGTCGCGGTACCGGCGCCACCATGTGCCGAGGTTGTGACAATAGAGGGCTGTTCCCCGGTACGCATCTCCGATGACAAAGGCGGATCTGGCTGCCAGCATGTTGGCATCTCCAGCCAGATCCGGACGGAACGCCACAAGCACTTCGGCAATGAGTTCCGCCACGTTACGCAGCTCGCTGGGGAGTTGCTCCGGCGCGGTGGGCAGATGCTCATCCGGGATGTTTACCAGGCAGCCTCCCATCAATCCGGCTCCGGATCGATGCCGACATTCACGCACCGCTTACGCAGATCCGTGACCAGGACGAACAGGCCGTGATCGTCTTCCAGCCACTCGAACCGCTCCACGTTGAACTGCTTTTTGCAGCGGGCATGCAACTTGGCCACGTCATAGCCAAGGGCGTTCCACAGGGCCAGGATGTAGCGCTTTTGCTTTGCGCTCGGTCCCGGTTTGATCTCGATAAAATTGTCATCCTTGCGGCGCTGATCAGCGCGGCCATGCTTTACCACCGCGCCCTTCTTCGGCCGCCAGCCTTTAGCCCGGAACTTGTTGAGCAGCACTATAACCTGCTGAGGCTTGAGGTCTTTGGCACTGTCCACCTGAAAATGCAGGTGCAGCATATCCCGGTAGGCCTCATCGGTGAGGCCCAGCTCTTTCTTGGCGATGTGGATCTTGGCGAGATCTGCGGGGGTCGGCATCTCATTCACCGCGCTTGACGGTCAGATTTATATTTATGGGCAGGCGCTTCTTATCCAGCCCCCAGGCGATCAGCAAGAACACTGCAACATTCATGTCGCTCATAATCAAGTATTTGACTTCCTGTGAGGCACCAAGAGCCGAGAACACTGTTGCTGACACACATATCGCAAACGAGATCAGGTAATTCATTCACATCCCTCCATCAATTTGGCCAGTGGGTTGGTGCTGGCAATGCGTTCCCTGGATTGGCTCCCGGACCGTTCACTCTCGTTGCGCTGTTTCTCGCCCTTGGCGTCCGCCTCGTCTGCAAGCTGCCAGGCGACCTGGCGCAGGTAGTTGTGGTTCGGCATGGGCCTGGTGATCCGGTCCCTCCGGTCCAGCATCTGCCCCATGGCCTCGGCCCAGATCCTGGGCGGGCAGGGGCGGGATGGTTTACCCTGCACCTGGACGTGGCCGGAGCCGACGAGCTGCGCCAGCGCCGTCACGATATTTTTAGCTTTCTTCCAGCTCAAGGCTTTGCTCTCCGGCCGGAACAGCCCCAGATACGGCAGGCAGGCTTCCGGCAGCGGATGCGGCAACCGGGCCACGACAAGCAACAGATCGCGGGCCTCGGCATCGTTGAGCCACGCCTCTACCGATGCGGTGAGGCCGCAGCCTGGGCAGATCAACCGCATATGTCACCGTTTTTCTGCGGCATCAGCCGGTCGACATATTCGTCCAGGAGCGCGAAAATACTTTGCAGCTCGTCGAGTTCTTCGCCTATCACCGCCGCATAGGCTATCTCGTAACCCATGACCGGCTTCATGTTTCGCAGGCATTGCCTGATATGATCGATTCTTTCGCTGGGGGTCATGCTCAGGCCTTCACATTCCAATTGTATTACCACCGGGCACCAATCGCACCAGCCGCCTGGGCAGATTGTCGGTCTGTTTTGTGTCACACGATTCGCTATCAAAATCCGTTGAGTCTCATTTTTTCGTCTCTGCACACTCAAATTTCCAAAGAAACGGTTCTGGCCCCGGCAAGTCTGTCTTTCCAAAACCAACAGGCCGAAGACCAATAATTCTATCAGCCTGCCCCTTTAATCTATGCGCTTGCCTGTATGAGATTCCGTATCGAGACTGGATATCTCTCACGGTGAACCGTCTCCCCCCCCCGAAATAAAGGGCAAAATCGATCCCCTTTTCAAAAGGCGTTGCCCCATCAAGAAACATCAATTCTCCCTCCATTGGCATTTATCACATGCAGCCATTTTGCCTCGCGCCTCCCGGCACCACTCAACGCTGGCCCCGGCCAGGAGTCCTGTGGTCGGATACGCCGGACAGCCGATCAGTCGCGGCCCGGCACTTTTGGCTCTCCGCAGCTTGACCAGAACAGGCTTGCGATGCGCTGGACGTTTTTCCTCTTCCTGTTCCATGGGTTCTGCGCTCATTTCTATCCTTTGGCTGCATCATCAGACCCAGGGAGCCGCCCCTGGATGACCGGGTCGAAGCCCGGTTTCGCATATTAGAGCCCGACACCATCGATACACCGGGGGATCTCATCGCCGACCGTATCCGGGACACGAGTCTCAACCATCCGTTGATACAGCTCGACACGCTCAATCAGGAGCCCAACACTTTCGATGTGCTCGGGGTTCGCCCCGTACCGAACACACTCCTCACGGTATGCTTTCAGCGCAGCAGGCACCGCCTTGTCCTTTGCGCAAAACACCATGGCGGTTTCTTCGGTGTAGATTTTCCCTGTTACAGGGTTTACGGCCAACAATTTAAACTTCCGGTCAATTACGTTCATCCTTACCTCCTCACGAAAGAAAGCTGCTTAGTTTCCGGGTCCATCCGCACCCAGCCAATTACCCCAGCCCGGTCAAGATTTTCCCGCTGAAGTCTGGCGATATCATCGAAGAGCCTCTGGTTGCGGAAGGACAAAAACATGGCAACGGCAAGCAAGAGGACGCACAGCGCGACCACTACCTTCGCTGACCTCTCCGTGCCGACACCACAGTTCGGGCTTTCCATCGCTCACACCCCCGAAAAATCCAGTTGAACCTGCTGATACTCGCCCTTGTCATCCCGCTCGTACACCCGGTAGTAGGTGCAGGAACCGGTCACGGTGAGGGCATCGCCAATAGCCTCCATGGCCCGCAGCCAGGTGGGGTCATCGATCTTGAGCTGCCTCAATCCCAGGATTCGCTTGGCATTGATCCGGCCCTTCTTATCCACCTGGAAGGCGTTGTCGATAAGCGCTCGGATCTCGCTGCGGCTGTCCTTGGTCCACTCCCGCAGGCAATCGTCGATCAGGCTTTTTGCCGCCTGAAGCCGTTCATCAAACTCCAGGCGATCGGCCACGGCCCGCAGCACCTTGTACTTGCCGTCGAAGCTCACCAGGCTCAGGTTGCCCCTGGCTCCGCCCATGTCGGCCCCGTATCTCTCGGCGGAGAGTTCCAGAAATGCCTGAATATCCCCGGCCAGCGTGGTTTTGAACTCGGCGAGCATGGTGCTGATCTTCTCCGCCTTCTTGATTACACCCAGGACAAAATCATCCCTGGTCAGGTCAATCTCCTTGATATTTTCGATGGGCACCAGATTGCCCGCCGCATTGCGTTTGTAGCCTTCCGGCACCGGTTTTTCGCTCACTGTCTTGCCTCCGTAGATTTCCAGCACCTTGTCGCGGATCGCATCGGTGCTGCCGTTGTAGTTGCCGCCCAGCACCAAGCTGATGGTGGCCGCGCTGTAGCCTAGCTTTCGGCCTACAGCCGCCTGGCCACCTTCGACTCGTACTGCTTTACGCAGTAAGCTGAGCCAGTCCATTGCCACCCTCCCGACGCCGCATCAGGTTTTCCGCCCGCTTCACCAGCAGATAATTGTTGATCCGGTTATGCGCCGCCTCCGCTGCCAGAGCGATCAGATGCAGCTCATCGTCGGTTCTTTCTCCATCCGCCCCGGCTGTTTTGTTGACCAGCGCCGAGGTCAACCCCTGGAGCACTTCAAGTACGTCCAGCCGGTAGCCTTGGCCGATTGGCCCGTCAGGAAGAGGCTCCGCCTTGCCTTCAGCCAGCAGCGCCCTGGCCTGGATCTGGATGTTACGCAGGCCCTGCCGGACCACCACTGGCACCATGCACTGTCCGCTTACCGCTGTTTGCACTGCTACCACATCGTCAAGGATGCTGTGAGCTGCATCTTGCACCGCCTGATTCTTATCCATGGCTATTCCTCCATCTCCGTTATGGTCTGGTGTGCCTTGCTGAGCAGCTTCTGCGCTGCTGCAAGATCCGCCAAGGCCTGTTGTTTCTTCTTTTTCCGCAGAGCCCGGTACTTGGCCGCGCTGTTCATATCCACCGGCATTTCCACGGTATCGTTGATCAATTGCCAAGCGCAGGGCTTGCCCACGCCAGGGTTGATCTTCCGCACCACCTTTTGGACTTCCAAGGTGCGCAGCCAGTCGCTGGCATACTCCGCGCTGGACTCGGCCATCTCCACCAAATCGTCCACCATGACCCGGCGGCGCATCCGCAACACCCGCCACATCCTCTCGCGGATCTCCGGCTGGACTTCGCGCTTGGCCGGGGCATACACCCCCTGGCTTACCCGCACTATCCGGCCTGCATTCTTCAGATCGGACAACGTGTTAAGCATGCGCTTGTGCTCCGCAGTGGTCTGGATCATCAGGGCGTCGGAGATATCGCTCACCGTGGCCTGGTGGTCAGGCGCTGAGGCGGCGCGATCGGTTACGGCAACAAGCACCCTCTTTGAAAAGGATTCGTGGGCCATGGCCTACCCCCTAAGCCCGCACTTGCAGGCGATCCCGGCCAGCTCTGCGTCCACTTCTCCGGTGCGCTTGAGGCTGTTGGCGGCATGGACCAGGTTGATGGTGTCCCGGCGCACGATGCGGAGATCCCCGCCGGAGGCCTTGTGCATCACCTCCGCAGCCTTTGCCCCCAGAGCCATGGTCGTGGTCTGGGCCACATAGGTGACGATGTCCGAGGGGCTCACCGGCTCAAACTCCATGGCCCGGTAAGTGCGGGACCAGACCCGGCGATTCTGTTTCATCAGGTGGGGCAGCTCCTCCTCGCCGATCAAGACGATGATCCCTCCGGTAATCTTGGCCAGGTCGCGGATGATCTCCAGATACCGCTGGCCGAAACGCTCGATCTCGTCGATAAAGACCGGCCGGTTGGGGTTTGACAGCATGACGTCGATAATGGCGTCGAAGCATGGGCCTCGGCGATGGCTGATCTGCCGCACCCCCAGCTCCAGACAGAGCTTTTTCAAGAAATCCAGTTCGCTCCACACCGAAACGGTCTCTATGTAGGCGCAGCCGTTTCTTGCTGCCCAAGTCTGGGTGGTGCGGGTCTTGCCGCGCCCCGCCCGGCCTGATACACAGGCAAGACGCTCGTCGCCTTCCCCTGATCCTCCTTTGCCGATCATCAGTCCCTTCATCAACGTGTCGAACTCGCGCACGTTTTTTGTCTGGACAAACGTCGGGGTGAATTTTATATTCGTGGTCATGTCACCTCCATTGGGTTGAGGATTGATATGTGGGCCGGTGCTGTCACACCGGCCTTTTTTATTGTGTAGCCTGATTCCGGTACATCAGGGTAAACGCCATCCGGCGCTGCTCCCAGAATTCTTCATGGTTCGTGTAGTCGCTGGTCTTCGGGAAGAAGGCCATGAACCCCAGCCACTCCTCGGCAAGCTCCACTCCCTGCGCCTCCAGCTCCAGCAGCTTCTCGTAGCGGTCGCTGTTATCCATGGCCAACAGGGCATCCCGGAAGTCTCTCTCGTCCGCCTCGCCTTGCAACCTGGCATTTTCCGCCACCTCGCGGGACAGCTTCTCGGCATCGAGACTCACCACCGGGGCTGGCAACTGCTTGGGTTTGCCCTGGTCGTCGGTCAGCACGCCGATGGCGGCAAGCTGCCTCTGGTGCTCGGGCAGCACTTCCTGCTCCAGGAAGATGCGGGCTGTGGCCGAGGCTTCCTTTTCCTGACCCTTTTTGAACTCAATGTGCTGGCGGAGTTTGTCCCGATCCTCGTCAGTGCCTAGGACGGTGGCAGCCGGGTGGACTCCCATCACTGGCGTGGCCTCGCAGAGATAGGTGCCGTCCTGCTCAAAGACATAGATCGTCGAAGTATCTTGCAGGTCGTAGCGGATGACTACCGGATGGCGACGACCATAAAGCGCTGGGGCGTAGTAGTTTTGGCCCTGGAAGGTGACGCCGTTGCGGTTGATATGGCGAATCTCCAAGCTCATCATCAGGTAGGCCAGGGCGGTTTTGTCCACTCCAGGGCCTCGGCCCTCCATGAACAATTCCATGGGCGTTTGTCCGTTCAGGTGGCCGCGCTGGGTCCGATTGGCATATACATCAAACCAGGAAGCAATAGCGCGGTGCGCCTCTTCCATGGTGAGGACATGCCCGCCGGTTGCCTTTTCGTGCAGCTTGCGGTGCAACCGTTCGCCGCGCATCATGCGGGGCGGCTTGTCCTCGATGCTGGTGCCGGTATAGGTCGGGCACCAGCGCTCCAGCTCGGCAAAGGAGCCGAAGAACCGCTCCACGGTTTTGCTCTGGCCATGATAGGGCCAGGCAAAGATGGTCTTGATACCGAGGCGCTCATAGAGCCCGGCAAACCCGGCCTCCTCGAAATTCGTGCCCTGGAAGAACCGGCTCTTGAAGGCCCGGCCATTGTCGAGATAGACAACCTTGGGAATCTTGCCCAGGCGCAGGATGGCGCGGCGCAGGGCGCTGGAGATTGAGGATGTGTCCTCGGTGGGCATGATCTCCCAGCCCAGGGGGATGCCGGACTTCATGTCCAGGAAGCAGATCAGCGTCATGCGTTTCGGCTTGCCGGTCCAGGGGTTTATCACCTCGAAGTTCAAGGTATGACCGTCGGCCACCACCACGTCGCCCACGTTGATCAGGCGGTAATCGCGTTCGATGTAAAAGGCGCACTTGTCATTCCAGGCCTTGGCACCCTCGCGGTTAAACACCCAGATATGATAGTTGCGGGAGGCCCAGTCTTGGAGCCAGCGGCGATAGGTGGCATCCGAGTGGCCGTTGCTGATGCCCTTGGTGCGCATGATGCTGTGCGCCATGCGGATGGCCTCGGCGGTGCGAGGCTTGTTTGGATGCAAGGCGCAGCGCAGCAGGATGTCGGTTTGCGTTTCGGTGAGGCCGCTCTTGCCTTTGCGGCAGGAGCCGCGACGGTCGGCGAGCTTGAAGGTGTTGCCGTTGCTCTTCTTGACCCGGATCTTCCAGCCTTCGATGGTTTTCCAGTTGATCTCTCCCAGGGCAGCGAAGATCTGCGGGTAGGCGATGCCGGAGTTGTAGGCGGAGAGGAAGTCGGCGCGAGCCTGGTCCTTTTTGCCCCAAGGGGCATTGGCCAGGGCCTGCATATACAGGCGGAGCAGATCGGCCTTGTGCAGGGCCTTTTGTGTTTGGATCTCGCTCACCACTTCGTCCTGCGGCAGTGCTTTGGGTGCCACCGGCACCAGAGCGGCTATCTGCTCCTGGTCGAGGATGGCTTTGCGGATCGGCGGCGGCAGCAGCTCTGATAGGTACTTCTTTTGCTGACCGCCGCGCACCTTCTGCCAAAAGAAGGGCCAGTCTTCACGGTCGGCCCGTTGCTGTATGCCACGTTCCGTCCCCGGTAGCATGGCCAGACCAAGGCTAGAAATTTCTTTTACAGAATACGCCGCTTGCATGGGCTATTCTTCCGCGCCGATCTGCTCTGGGCCGCATAGGCCTTGTGGCCGGATGCATTTGCCGGAGTAGCCGGGGATTTTGACACCCTTGGCAGGGTTGATCATTCCTTTTTTGTATTGGCAATCGTAGCAGCCTCTCGCCAGCGCCCCATCATCGTCTGCACTCACGCTCATGTCTTCGGCTTCCTGGTTGGCATCGCCATCGGCGAGGATCGCCCGCAGCGAGTCCACATACTTGAGGATCATGGCCTTGGGGGTTGTTTTGTAGCCTGCTTCCTTTTCTTTGACGACCTGGTCGAGAAAGGCGTCGAACGTCGCCTTGAAGTCGGCGCTCACATGCTCATGCTGCAAACGGGCCTGGGTGTTGCGGATGCCGGTGGTGGTCACTTCGCCGAGATACTTTTTGACCACCCTGTTGACGTAACCGGCTGTGATCTTACCTCTGGGTGCCTGCTCCACCGCCGCCTGCCAGACAGAAACCTGCTGCTCCGGGCGGAGCCTGGTAAGCGGCCTGACCTGGGCCTCGTTTATGGGGAGCAGGTCGATAACATCCGAATCTCCGTTTTTTTGTCTCCACGTGGAGACATTTTCCACCACCTGGGCGGCGGCTATATATCTGTACGCGGTGCCGCGTGCGATGTCGAAAACAGCCTTGACGTACAGCTCGAAGGTCTTGCTTTGCGCCCTGTACAGTTGCCGGTCCCGGATCTCTGCCAACGCCTGGCCAACCTGCACAAACGACCTGAAATTGATAACAACGACCTCTTCAAGCTGGTCGAGCCGTTTCTGCTCCAACACCGACAGCGGCTTCACATTCTCTTCCTTGACCACGATCTCTTTTCTCATTCCCCTCTCCCTCTTCCTATTTTCTCCATCCCTGTGCTACTCTGGAAAGCGCCAACCAACCATTTCACACAAGGAGGAGAAGCCCATGAGTTTTCATAAATACGCCGGAGCTTGCACCGAACTCTCCAGGGAATTATCGAAATCCCTAACACCAGCAGATGTAGACGAATTGCGAGCCGAACTCGCCAGCCTCGGTCGCCGAGAATTCGTTTCTTGGTATTTCCGTCACACGGAAGAGGTGAAAAAATACGTTCAAGCAACCCCTTCCCAGCGCATCCGCCGCAAGGCTTGGCAAGATAGCAAACTTCGCCTGCTCTTAACGGTGAGCGCCCTCGTTTATCTTCGTGCTGCTCAATCGGTATTGAGCAGCGCTGCCACTTGTGAAGATCTGATTTCACATGGCGCGGGATACAGAGATCTTGCATCTCAAGCAGGTGATCAATTTCGCACTCTAATGAGCGATGGTTTTCACTGGTGGCCGCTTCCGGGAGAGAACCCGTTTGGCGATTAACGGTCTGGATCATGCAGCCCTCCTCATATCAGCAGGTAAATCGAGGAATTTTTCCGGGCATCCAGCATCGAGCAGGTGCTGCAACACCCTGCGATTCTGCCGCCGTCCGGCAATGGTGTCGCTAACCACGCCATGATTCACGAAACCGAGGGCGCGTTGAACCTTGGCCACGGTCAATTTCTGGCGTTTCATCCAGATCTCTATCTCAAGCGTGTTTCTCATTAGATTTCGGCCTCCAGATCCCGCATCTGTTTGCGTAAACCTTTGGCTTGGTGGTAGGCGCGTGCCCAGGCGAGCAGCTTGACATCCTCTGCTCCGATCGCCATCCCGCCGATCGGCCGGAGAAGAATGGCTATGGGTTCTATGTTGCCGGTGGCGGCGCAGAAGATAGACAGGGCGGCCAGAGCCGGATAGTGGGTTGACTCATTCACATTGAGCCATTTCTCGAAGATATCTTTGGAGAGTTCCTTGGCCTTTTTATTGAGCTGCACGCCGTATCTTGCGGCCAGGATATTCATGCGGTCCAGCACCTGATCTCTGGAGTATGAAGACTCCTTGATCGTCTGGTTCATTGCCGCCTTCACATCGCGGACAACAGTAGCAAGGGTTGGTTGCGAGAAAAGATCGAGCTGAATTGGTTTCAAGTCTTTTTCTCCGTCCACGATTTTTCCGTTTCCCATCCGAACGTTTTAAGAAGCCGGACGTTGACCCATTTCTATAGTGCAGGTATGATATAAAAATAGGGTCATATGTCCCTATGCCTCATAAATTAGCAGTAAACTTCGAGCAGGTCAACACTAAAAAACGAACAAAAGCAGGGAATGCGCATTTTGCTTCGAGCTTTCTGTTTTCATTAAATAGCGTGGCCTTTAGTAAATATTGCGAAATATCAAAGCAATAGGCATGATCACGCATGTTCCAGCATTTCGGACTTTATTTTCGGACTTTAATATTGTGAACCCCGAAACGTTTATCGAGCGTTTTTGTAAAATCACAGCAGGACATTCGTTGAATTCGTTCGCAAAAAAATGCGGACTTAGCGAAAGTCTTCTGCGACAATACAAAACGGGGACGCTGCCAAGACTAGACAAGCTGATTCAGGTTGCCGATGCGGCTAATGTCAATGTGAACTGGCTGGCAACAGGGGAAGGGCCTATGCACAGGAGTGAGCGGATCGGCGCAGATGCCGACAGCTCGGCGACCGGAGGCGATTTTGTCCATATTCCACGCTACGACGTAGAGGCCAGCGCCGGGGGCGGGGTCGCAGTTGAGAGCGAGCAAGTTGTTGACTACCTTTCGTTTCGTGCGGAATGGGTGAGGAACTCTCTAGGTGTCTCTGTGCGCGATCTTGCCCTTATCAGCGTGATTGGTGACTCCATGGAGCCCAGCCTTTCCGAGGGGGATGTGGTCCTCTTGGATATGACCACCAGGAGCGTTCTGGATGGGTCGATCTATGCCCTGCAACTGAATGGCGGGTTGCTCGTCAAACGTATACAGCGGAAGCTCGACGGCAGTCTAATAGTGAAATCCGATAACCCGCGCTATGACACGGAGATCGTCTCTGAAGATAAAGCGGATTTGCTCAAGATTGTTGGGCGGGTGGTGTGGGTAGGCAGGCGGCTGTAGTGTCGTCACAAAGTAACAGATAAAGGATGGGGGGGTGCTAATGACTACATCAACGGGGCCAGAAGAAAAAGCAAACACCGTTAAGGCTGTCATTTTTGTAGCGATTTTTTTTGGTCTTGCTCTGGTCGTTTTTTTCTTTGGAAGTAATAAAGGCCAAGTCAATAAACAGCCTGACCAGCCTACGCAACATATTAACAGTATCGCTGAATTTAATAAGGCAGATAAAGCTATTGAGACAAACGGTAATGTTCCTGTTGCTATGACCAAAATAATTGGTGTCAACGGCACAAACCATGACGCCCCTGCAAAAATTACCTCCACGGAATTAACAAAAAGCCCTTACTCGTCTCTCGGGAAATTGATAAAAATAAAAGGGCAAGTTTTCAAAGTAGAAGAGCTGCAAAGGAATCCCGACATCCCTGGTCGTTGGGCAGAAATCCTTCTCCTAGCGCCAAACAAGAACTCTGCCACTCAAGTTTCTACTATCAGTTATATTTATGATGGAGATATATCGACCATCAATTCTGGGGATGTAATTACCTGTAGCGGATTTTTTGCCGGAACTTATCAATCGCAAAATGCTATGGGAGGCGCAGTAGAAGGACTATTGGTAGTTGGCAACAAAATTTTTCACGAATAATTTTTCTTAGATCATTTGCAAAAAGCACATAAAATTATGGACTGACCGGCCAATTTTCTTAACATGGAAATCGCGCCGAAAAATATTTTCTCATCATCCGAAGGTCCGCATAAAGTCTAGCAAAAGTCTCATTCAAGTCTCATCGAATCCAGCAATATCAATTTTCTTATTCTTCATGCCCCCCTATAATTATCTTATTCTTCATGCCCCCCTATAGTTTCCGCGGCAAGCACCTGCACCCCAGGCGCAACCGGAATAAAAAAAGGGTTTCCGTGATCAACGGAAACCCTTGATATTATCTGGCTGGGGGACAGGGATTCGAACCCCGATAGGCAGAGTCAGAGTCTGCAGTCCTACCGTTAGACGATCCCCCATTAT